GTAAACAGACCAAAAGATATCTAATAGAAACTGCCACTTATATAAAGAACCAAGCTAAATGGGAAGCTGCTAAAAACTGGGCAAAAGACAGAGGATATGGGTTTATAATTCTAACAGAACACCATCTAGGTATCAAATAAATAGACAATGGCAAGCACTAATAAACCAATTCAAGATCTGTTCGTAAAACATCATTACGACATGGACAATATGCGCCGTAAGTCTTCTGCATGGTTCAACCAGCAAGTTGCGCTTATGGCTGGGAAACGTATTACCCCGAATAAAATTCTACAAAACGATTTAAGCTCACTTGCTACAAAAGTGATGCCAGGTAACTTATATTTATATTACTACGATCCTAAAACAAAAGACACGTTACCATACTATGATAGGTTTCCAATGGTATTTCCATGGAAAGCCAATAAAGATGGGTTTATTGGATTGAATATGCATTACCTTCCATATCAGCTTAGAGTAAAGCTAATGGACAATTTATTGGTGTTTAGAAACAACGAAAAGATGGACCAAACAACCAAACTTCGTTATTCTTGGCAGCTGATTGATGGTATGGCAAAATTTGGTTTAGCAAAACCTTGTGTAAAGCAATATCTTTACTCTCATGTACAATCTCCATTTGTTCGAGTCGAAGCAAATGATTGGGGCACCGCTATGATGATGCCTGTTGAGAGATTCGTTAAAGCTGGAAAAGATCAAGTATGGTTAGACTCACGTAGGAAAATATGACAACACTAACATCATTTATAGCAGAAGTTAAAACTGGAGCACTGGCGAGAACTAGCCATTACTCTATAAACTTCACGCCACCTAAAATATTCTTTAGAAGTTCATTAAACTCTAGCGAAAAGGTGCGCAAATTGCTGTTATATTGCAATTCAGCGCAGCTACCAGGTATCAACATTTCTACATTTCAATCTAGAACATTCGGTGAAACTAGAGAAATGCCGTACGATAAGCTATACGATAATGTGAATCTTTCTTTCTATGTAGACAGAGATATGTACATAAAGAAGTTCTTTGATACATGGGTTGAGGGTATCCAACACCCAACCACTAGAACGTTTGAGTATTACGATCAATACACTACAGATATTGAAATAAGAATTCAAGACGTTGCTGAAAAAGACACTTATATCGTTAAGTTGTTTGAAGCATACCCAAAAACAATCTCTCCAATAACTATTGGATATGATCAAAAAGAAGTTATGCAACTTCAAATCTCCTTGAACTACAAATACTGGCAATCACAAATGGTATCGTCAGTAGAAGTAACAAACAGAGATGCCAATGGTCAGATACAAGCTCTGGTAGATCCATTTGCGGAACTAACAAGTGAGCTAGATCTGCCATTTAATATGGACACATTTATGAATCCAGGTGACTTTATTTCCCAACAGTTAGTAGATTTACAAGGTCTTGGTAATTTCGTAAATCCTAATTTGGGTTCATTAAAAAACTTTTTCGGTTAAGGTAAACAAAATGGAAAACAACAAACAAGAAGAACTAAAAATTGCTCAAGAAGATTGGATGGTTAAAAAATGGCGTCCAGCTATGGGTTGGACGTATATGGTTATCTGTATTCTAGACATGGCAGTGTTTCCCGTTTTATGGAGTTTACTACAAGCACTAAGTTCTGGTCAAGTTACTAGTCAATGGAACCCACTAACTTTACAAGGTGCTGGATTATTCCACTTGGCAATGGGTGCTGTACTTGGTATTGCGGCATGGTCTCGTGGGCAAGAAAAGATGGCTGGCGCTGCTGCTGGTTCAGGTATGCCTGTGCCGATGCAAAGTCCACAACCAATGGGGCTAAATACTCCTGCAATGGCACCTAAACCAATGCCGATGATGAGACAAACCACAACTACAACTTTTGATTTAGATCCTGGAGATCCACAAGTTAGAAATACAAGAAACGACTGATATGAAAATTGATGATAGATTATCTGAGGTGTTTGATTTGGAACCTGCAACAACAGTTCCATTAGTTATTGATGCCGTTACACCATTGCAAGTTAGCGACAAGATTGAATCTGATTATGATAAATCCAGAAATAATCTACATGATCTTTTATTGAAAGGTCAAGACGCACTAAACTATGCTCTTGATGTAGCTAAACAAAGCGAGCATCCAAGAGCATTTGAAGTTGTTGGTAATTTGATGAAACAGTTAGCTGATGTAAACCAGCAATTGTTGGATATACATCAACAGAAACAAAAACTAGATGCTCCATCGAAAGCAGAAGCAGCAAAAAATGTGACAAACAATAACGCTATCTTTGTAGGTAGCACATCTGAATTGAGTAAAATGATCAAGAATATGGCTAAAGGAGACTAACATTATGGCATTACCATTAAACACATCACCGATTTATAATTTAACTATACCTTCAACCAAACAAAACGTAAAGTTCAGACCATTCGTGGTTAAAGAAGAAAAAGCACTGTTAATCGCTCAACAAAGCGAAGATACTAAGGTGATGGTTGACACGCTAAAGTCTGTTGTAGCATCGTGCGTTAAAGACAATATTGATATTGACAAGCTAGCAATCTTCGACTTAGAGTATATCTTTACCCAGTTAAGAGCTAGATCCGTAGGTGAAGTTATCGAAGTTATCATGTCGTGCGACGAAGATCATGGCGACAAAGATAACTTAGCAAAGGTTAAAATCCAGATCGATTTAACAAAACTAAACGTATCTGTAGACGAGAAACATACCAACAAGATTTCACTATTTGGTGATGTTGGTGTAGTTATGCGTTATCCATCAATCGACATTTTAAAGAAATTAGAGTCTATTGATGCCATTGCTTCTCAAGAAGTAGAAGCTGTATTTAACATAGTGGTTGAGTGTATAGATTACATCTATGACGCTGAAGAGGTCTACCATGCAAAAGACCAAACAAAGAAAGAACTGATAGACTTTATTGAAAACCTATCATCAGACCAGTTTAAATTGGTCCAGGCTTTCTTTGAAACTTTACCAAAGATGTCGCACAAGGTTGAATATAATTGCCCTGTCTGTGGTAAACATCATGATGTCGCACTAGAAGGACTAGAAAGTTTTTTTTAATAACGCTCGGACATGAGAGTCTTCACAACTTTTATAAACTTAACTTTGCTTTGATGCAATACCATAAGTATTCACTAAGTGACATTGAAGACATGATTCCTTTCGAGCGCGAGATTTATATTGCTATGTTGATCCAGTTCCTAGAAGAAGAAAAGCAAAGACTAGAGAGTAAAAATTAATGAACAATATACTAGCAAAACAATCAGAACATCTAAAAGAATTAGAAAAGCTGAGCAGACAAGACAGAATCATTCAAATAGCATCGACTAGCATTCAGCGTAAAACTGATATCGATGAAGACAAACACAGTCAAGAGACGAATGACAATCTAAAAGATATCAACAAGACTCTAAAAGAAAATCTTGGTGATAAAGGTAAGCTAACAAGCAACGTCATTAAGTTAGCCGACTATATTAAAAAGAACATAGCTCCACTAAAAGTACAAGAAAAGACAAAACCTAAACAACTAGGTTTAAATGCTGATCAAATTAAATCTATTACAGAACAAGCGATGGGCAGAAAAGTCTATCGTGGAGTAGGTGAACGAGTTGAAGGTGTTAAAGATCAAGTAAAAGATTTCTTCTCTGCTCGTGGTTTTTTAGATAAAACAGGAATCGTAAAAAGAGGCACTGGTGGTATATTCTCTGATATGCTAGATCGTCGTGAAGAAAAACAGAAATATATTAAATCTAGAAAAGAAACTCAAGGTAGCACTTTTGGTAGTGAGGAAACTTATGCCAGACAGTTTGATGAACAGCAAAACACTCAACGAAAGATTAGAAAGAATGAGTCTGTTATTAAAGGCTACCAAGACCTCGGGTTTAAAGACACTCAGATAAAAAGATCAGATGCATTTAAGGAACAAGGAGTATTGGCAGAAAAACTTGCAGCTTCTGATACTCGTGTACGTCCAGCTAAAGAAGCTGCAGCAAAAGAAGGTTCGACTGCTAAATCCAATACCAAGAAGCTAGGTATCGAAGCTGATACATCTGAAAAAGAAATCGAAAATGCTCGAATGATGGATGAGCAAACAGAATTGTTACGTAGTATTGAAGAAAATACTCGTGACAAAAGCCTGGCAGCCACGGAAAAAAGAGCGCAAGAAGGTTCAGGTGGCGGTGGGTTGCTTGGTGGAATAATGAGCATGCTTGGTAAGTCTCTGATGACTGCATTTAAAGCACTATTCAATCCAGCAGTACTACTAAAATTCTTAACTAAGTTCCTAGCACCAGCGATGCTGATTGGTGGTATCATCAACGGTATCATGGATGGATGGAATGCCTTTATAGAAGGTGGTTCATTCTCTGATGTTATCATTGCAGGGCTTGGTGGCGTTCTTGAATTCTTATCGTTTGGATTATTTGATGCAAATACTATAAAGAACATCGTTGGTGCAGTGAGTGGATTCGTAGATGAGTATGTAATTCAACCAATAAAGAACTTCATTGGATTCTTGGGCGAATCATTCAACAAGTATATTAAAGAACCTATTCTTGGTGCATTTGAATATATTGGTAACTTGTTCACTGAGTATATCATCAATCCTGTAAAAGAATTCTTTGCACCAATCGCAGATTTCTTCGCAAAGATCAAAGAACAAGTATTTGGATTCTTAGAAGACTTTGGTATACCTGAGATTGGTTTCACTATTCCAGTGATAAACAAGAAGGTTTCTATTGGACCATTCTATCCATTCCGACCA